TGTTGTAAGTTGTTTATATACACATTATAACACCATACTATGCATATCACAAGCGTATGTGACACCTTGTGATCTGACCACCTATGAACACACAAAAAAGAGTCTTACCTCGATACAAGTAAGACTCCTCTATTTTCGATCCCTTTTATGATTAAATATACCTTTCGAAACAAACCATACAAAGGTATGTATATATTTTTAATATTCATTTCCATTCTGGCATATCAGGATAATGTTCTTTTATATAATCATTTACTTTTTTAAAACTGTCTTCCATCCAATCTTCCCATATAACAACACCATGAGGAATATGCTTCGCATTTTTATACATTTTCTTTGTATATAAGACTCCTCTCAGTAACATAATCTCATTACGAGTTATTTTCATCTTCAATTACTGCATTAATCTTCACATCTATCATAACAAATTCCATCGGTTTTGTCGATAGGTTGTATCCTTCATGTATTACATTCATAACGTCATATGTTTGTGCGAAACCTTCTCTCCAAGTGACTTTTTGATTACCCCATATCATAAAACAATGATTTTTACTCGGAATATTTAGAGGTAATTGTATTCTCTTGTATCTATGAGGATATACATCGGGATCTCGATGTGGGTTTAAAATAGTTCCACCATCAAAATAAGAATAACTCGCATAAATTATATCTTCATTGGAAAAAATATCTAGTATTTCATCAGTCATTAACTTTTTGCGAATTAAAACTTTCTTCCCTGCTCCTTTTAACCAACATATGAAAATATCCTTATTACTATATTCCCCTGCAGTAGGAACTTTCTTAAGTGGAAATTTAGTGTTCTTTGCCCAATCATATATTTTATATAAGTCTTTTCTCGTAATCATATTTTCCAGAATAATCCTACCATACCATCATTTATTTGTACGTTGTAATCTTTATTCTCTAACTGTGCATAATCCATTCTTTCTAATTCTACACCATTTATAATAGGTCGACCATCAAAACATACAAGACGATAAGAATCATTACCTTGAAAGGACTCAGTAACTAACTTCGCATCCCACATTTGATTTTTATCTAATGTATTAAAACCATACATCATAAATGATTCATCAGACTGAAATACAGTATGTTTTCCCATATATTTTTTCATATCTACAAAGGCAGGAGCTTTTGCTATCTCGACAGAATTATTTTCAAATGGTATTCCTATTTTACCAGAACCTTTAACCATGATTTGATACATGGTTGATCTTTCTCTTTCATGTTCTGCATGAACCACACCCTCATCACCAATAGAACAACAAATAGAAAAATCTAGACATTTTTTAAAGTATCTATTTACACTCATAATATTACTCTCCTTGTTTTCAACAGAGTCATAGATCTTTTTTCTTCCTTCATCTTTATAACTTTTCCCACTAAATTTTGTATATTTAATTTACCATCTATTTCACTACCCATGTTTTCAGGAAGAATTGGTTGTTGGTCTTTCTGTATTCTTAATTTAATTGATCCATAATCTCTCATTAAACTATAGGCAAACGTATCAGCACTATAACAATCTAAATTTTTACAATCTATCACCATAGATCTATATCTATCAATACAAAGATGTGATTTTTCCTCACAAAATCTTACCAATATTTGCTCAGTTTCAGGTAAATATTCCTCTATTTTGAAAATAATATTCATAATTTATTAAAGTTAATTGGTATTTACAATTATTCTTGCAACATACCCCATGTTGTAAGTATATATTTGTCTTGTCCTATTGGTGGATTACCACGATGAACATGTGTGAATCCTGCTGGCCAAATGACCACTGTTCCTTGAACTGCATTTATTCTTCTGTTTTGATATAAAAACTCAGTTTCCCCACCCTCGTCTATAGTATTCAGATATGCCTGAACAACAAATCTTCTCGTAGCGGTACAAAATGCAGCATTTTCATAATGCCATTGATGAAATCCACCACCAATTGGTATTCTCTTTGCCTTAACATCATATAATAAAAAATTAGAATCACCTAACAAACTATAATCTTGCAAATAATTGTCCACACACTCCTTTATTGCTGGTAAAAAATTCCTTGACAATTTATCAGTTGAATTTAAATTAAAAGCATCATCATTTAAAAAATTTATGGTCTCGTGATCTCGTAGATGTGATTTATCTGGTTCTCTAATGATCAATCCTTCACTTCTTAAATAATTAATATATTCAATCCATTCCTCACAATATTCAGTTGTTAGTGCGTTTTCATAAATTGTAATAAAATCAGTAATCATAATAAGTTAATGTAATAAGTTAATGTAATAAGTTAAGTAAATGCCACCGTTACTTGACCTCCTCTTCTGCCACCTACACCATTTCCATTAAGGTCACTGGCATTTCGAATTGCTGTAGTTCTGTAACATATAGCTCTTCCATCAGTAGCTCCATTTCCTTTCTCTCCTGGTGGAGGATATCCAACACCTGGTCTATTCTGAGTTCCTTTGACTCCATTTCCAGCTGCTGCAAGAAGATCTCCACCTTCACCACCACGACCAGCATTAGCACCTTCCTCAGGGTTACTTGGACCAAAAGCACCTCCATTATCTTTAGTAGCATTACCACCATCAGTTCCATTTACTGGGGGATCACCATTAAAACCACCACCACCTTTTGATCCACCAAGTCCAGCAGGGATACCAGCTCCTCCACCTCCTCCACCACCACCTCTTCCGTAGTCGGTAGTGCTCTTATCTGATGGATCATTGGCAGCACCACTACCACCACCACCTCCTCCATATCCACATCTTATGGTTCCACTATTATTAATAGTAGCAGCATATTCAATACCTAACCCACTTCGACCTGTAGAACCGTCTTGGGCATTACCACTAGTACCAGATCCATTTCCACCTTTACCACCACTTCCTTGAATTCTTCCTGAAGAACCTACATCAATTTGCAACTCTGTGCCTGATGGCCAACTTCCAGTGCGAAGTGAAACCTGATTTCTATTTCCAGCACTTGAAGAATCAACTTGTACACCTCCTATCTCTTTATTGACATGAACAATAACTTTTTTACCACCTCTCCATTGAGTTGATGTTAATGTATAATTGCCATTAGCGTTACTTACAGTTGAGGCTGGTATCGATTTAAATCCACCAACAACTTTTGTTGGGTTATTTGCTGGTGATGCTTTAAATCTATGTGTGGCAGATAACGTAGCTCTACCAACAGTTTCTCTAATTTCTTTACCTCCATTATAATAATTAACAACGATATTTAATTTTTTACCATAAAAATCACTAAACTTTATTTCTCCTGATACTGGAATACCAGAATCTAATCGTAAATTTGTTAAATTACCAGCATTTTTATTTGTAAAACGTGGATCATTTCTACGATATTGTCCCAAAGAATAATCACCATTACCAAATTCTGCGGCTATATCATTTTCAAAACTTAATGGATCTCCAGATGATTTATTAATAGTCATAATTATGAGCTAGTGATTGTTTCCCAACCATTTCCATTATATACTTGTAACTTATTTAGTGATGTATTAAATATTAAGGCACCAGTTTCAGTGCTTACCCCAGATACTCCACCTACAAGTAAGTTTCTTTGAGCAGTAGTTATCTTTGGTGGTATCATATACATTCTATTCGCATATGCACCACTGGTTATGTTGTGACCAGCAGCACCAAAATCAACAGCTGAGAGTGGTATCGTGGTTCCAATACCAACAATATTACTCACAGCACTACCAGATACAAGAAAATCATTACCAAAAGTTTCAGTTGTTTTTACACCAACATTTCCGCTTGCAGCAACAAAGAATCTGTTAGCAGAAAAAGTATTAACTGAAAATGGGTGGGTTCCTACGAAATTACCTACAGCAAGATTACTAGTAAATGTTGTGAGTCCTGAAAATATTACACTACCTCCAAATGTTGAGATTCCTGTAGTAGAATTTACATTACCATTGAGATTACCAGTCACATCACCAGTTAAATCACCAACGAAAAGTGAATTTAAATTACCTTCTACATCTAAATTTCCATCTATATGCACATTAGATGAGAAAAATGCATTATCTGTAAAAGTTGATCCTCCAGAAACATGTAATTTTTCTACTGGTTGAGTTTCACCTATCCCTAAATTTCCTGTATTTAAAAGAGTCATCAATTGGGAATCATTAAATCCTTTGTGCCAATGGAAATTACCTGTGTCAATACCAATGTTATTTGAATTTAAGTAGAAATTAATATTTCCGCTGTCCTCATTTATTAAATCTAGTGATCTTCTCGTACTATATGGTCTTCCACCAGATTCATTTCCATATGTTAATGATCCAAAATGTGTTGACAGTGAAGAAGTACCACCATTTAATCTTGCGATATTTAATTGTCCGAATACTGATGCACCAAGACCAACTGTTTGTATTTTATCAATTCCATTGAAATATAATTTTACACTGTCGTCATCATCGGCGACAATCATTTTCTCACCACTCTGACTATTTACTTCAAATTGTTTTGTATTAAAATTTATCTCATCACCAGAAAATGTAGATACACCTGTTACCTGAAGACTAGCATCTACAACAACCTGATTGCTTGATGAATCACCTTTTAAAGTTAAATCTCCCGATGAAGTATCAACAAAAGTTTGACTCGTAACTCCAACTTGTACTTTATCAATAGTTGCACCAGTCGTTATAGTGACATCATTATTAAATGTGGTTATACCAGTCACATCTAAACCACCAGAAGCAATCTTAACTTTATCGTTAAAAGTAGAAAGACCAGATACATTTACATTATCAAGTTCAGTATGTCCAGTAACATCTATACCACCATTAACATCGACAAATTTAGTAAATGTAGAAAAACCAGATACATCTAAATTAGAATTTAAGTCTATCGGATTGCTGAACGTGGAAACTCCACTGACTGTTAAAGTTGCTAATGATGCAATACCTGATATATTAATCAAATCAAGACCATCCACACCACCTTTAAACGTAGTTACTCCACTAACAAATAAATTTCTAGTCGTTGTTAATCCACTTATGAATATATCACCTTTCGTAACACCAATACCAATACCTGATTTTGGATTACTCCCAACTTGAAAATCAAATTCAGGATCATCTGTCTTGATACCAACTTTTGCATCAGTAGTAAGAGCTCCAACATTTTGAACCCAACCTGCAGTTGCAATTGCAACCACTCCACCAGCACCTGAAATATTTCCAGAAAATGAAGTCGCACTTATAATACCAGTTGTGGCATCGATTGTAATATTAGATCCAACTGTTAAAACACCTACTACATCTACATGATTCAATGATGATATTCCAGAAACTCTCGTGTCTCCAAATACATCTAAAGATTTACTTGGTTGTGTAGTTCCTATACCAACCAATCCAGATGGACTTATGACAAAATTATCATCATCAACCTGAACTCCATTTCTAAAATTAAAAGACTTTGTATAGTTAGACATTATTTCTTTTTAGTTATTTATTTGATTTTCAAGAGCATCTAGTCTGTCCTCATTTCTCTTTTGAGTTTTCCCAGTTGGTTTCGGATGTGCCATTGATTCTAAAGTATCTACTTTAGCAGATAACTCCTTGATGGCTTCAATTAAAAGTGGAACTATTTTCTCATAATCTACCGCCATGTATCCACTGCTTCTTGTGGTTGTTATACCTGGTAAACCAAGTGCTTCAATTTCTTGTGCAATGACTCCTGTGTGTGCACTTCCATCAGATTTTTTAGTATAGGTGTTACCACTGATTGATTTAACTTTTTCAAGTGCTTTTGTTATTGGTGAAATATTATCCTTTAATCTAATATCTGAACTAGAGAAAGCAGTTATATCACCAGTGACCAATAAATCAACATCACTTAAACTTGGACTACCAACTCTTATTTCAGTATTTTCAACTTGAAGTCTCATCTCATTATCAAATATAATTGCCACACCAGCACCACCATCATAGAATCTAATTCCATTAGTCCTTTGAGTGTTCACAATTTGATAATCACCAGGTGTACTATGTTGTTGAACTTCTAAACTATCAGATTCACCAACCCATCTTTGAATTGTTGAATTTAATCCAGCAGTATTTGTGGCAATAATTGCTGGTGTAGCATCAGCTGTTGTAGTTGCACTTAATGTACCAGTGACATTTAAACCAGTTGATACTGCCTGTGCAATTATATTATCATTACTATCTTTCAATGCAGTAGCATCAATACCATCTAATGTGCCACCATTACCATAAAAATTAGTCGCATACATGTCTCCATTAACAGTTGCACCAGTACTAGTTGTTTCAAATTTAGGTACATTATGATTTTCCATATCAAACCATAATTGTACAGATCCTCCTCCATTAAATTTGGCAATGGACGGATCACCCGTATTTACATTGCGTCTGACATGAAGAGTTGCTGCATCAATGAATAATTCAGTTCCAAAATCTCTTATGACTGAGTTAGTATTAGAAGTATGGAAAATCTGGAGATCATTACCATTACCTAATTTAATTTTTGAATTATCAGGTAAAGAAATACTTTTACCTACACCAATACCACCAGTAACCACAAGTGCTCCAGAGGTTGATGATGTTGAGTCTGTTGTATCTTTTATTTTGAGAGGTTTCTTAAATTGAACTTCATTGTTGAATGTGACAGGACCATCAAATTGTGATAATGATGTGTTTGATTTACCACCCTCAACAACTAATCTTTCTTTGACTGTAACTTCATCAAATACAACACTCAATCTTGCAGGATCTTCACCAGCAACTGATGGAATTGGAGTATCAAATGTAACCTCTTCACCTGTTAGTGATGATTTCTTCTGGTTTCCAATGTAGAAGTCACCTTTATTATTCATACCAGTGTAAACAACCGCACCAGCACCTCTTTCTTGAGATTGTGATAAAAATTCTTCTTGTTCAGTAAGAGTTTTTACCTGAACCTGTGGTAATGCAGTTGAATAGTTACCTGGACCATAACCAAGATATTCAAATGTGTGACCAGATGCACGTAGAATAGATGGTCTATGAAATTCAATTGGTATTGGTTTAATTAATTTTACCAGTGATCCAGCATCATGAGTTTGAGTTCTTGTTCCTAAAACACCACGGATTATTTGAAGTTCATCAGTATTAGTTCCTAAAAGAGTGCTACTCTTAATTCGAACTATCTCATCATCAATTTGTGCATATGATCCATAACTAAATCTACCTGAGATACCAGACTTAGAATTAGTTAAAGAAATTCGAAGAGTATCTTCAGATCCCACAGTACTAAATGTTCCAATACCAACTTCTCCACCAAATATTTCTGTACCTCTAATTGAAAGATTCTCATTTCCTTTTTCAGACACTGCATCATTTGCAGAAAGACCATGTTTTAAAATATGTCCATTAGATATTGTTCCATTCGAATTAATATTCGTTACAATTGTGAATGATGTGACATCAATTTTCGATTTAACAGTAAATGTTCCTTGATTAACATTACTTGAATTATTATATTGGAATTTGTTACCTGCAACTAATCCATGAGGAATTGCACTTGAAAATGTGCCGATACCACCAGCTGCTGTTAAATCTGCTTGAATGGAAGAACCAACAATAAATGCATACTGATCTGCAGTAGGTCTTGTATCTCCAGCTGCTGTTTCAATGCCAACTACATTTTTTGCACCAACGGATGTTATCCTGTAATAAAGATCATCAGTAGTTGAAGATCCAGTAAATTGAACAATAAGATTACTATTCGCACCTAATTGTGAATTTACAAGAGCATTTGTTCCATCTGAAGTTATTTCTGCACCACTTCCACCACCTAATGATGCATTGTTAAAGTAAGCTCTGCTTCCTACCTGCCAACCTGCACCTTGGTTTGTAATTTCAAAACTACTTACTTGACCACTACCATTTGTTGTAACTGTTGCTAAAGTGTCTTGCCAGTTAGAATCATTTTGAGTTCCTGAAGATGAGTGTACTTTAACATTATGTGTTGTAATACCAGCAGTGTAACCACTTCCACCTTTGACAATACCTGTAGTTATACCTGATAATGTATGATTTCTTCCAAAAGTTATTACGGATGCATTTTGCTGATGTGAGATACTACTGATTGTAAGTCCAACACCAACTTTTTGAATAAATTTATCAATAGTTTCTTTAGTTAAACTTCTGTCAGGATAGTTTGTTGCAACTTGACCTAATGGTTTAGCAAGAGAGGAAGATTTAGTTGCTTTTGGATTTTCATTTGAATTATCTCGATCAAGTTGTGGATATAAATTAACAACATTTTGGCTATATTCAAGTTCAGAAAATCCTTTTCCATCTTCCTGTGTTGGTAATGGGTTACTTGCATTTAATGGAAAACCATGATAAACACCATCTTGTGTTGAATCAATATATTCTGATAAAATTAAACTTCTATAAAGGTAAATGTTTGATTTTAAATCTGTTCTTTCAAATCTTGGAAGTGATGCAGTTCTGACATTAAAATCATTTGTTACATTTGTGGTTAATGATTTACCTGGTGAATATCTAAATGACATTCCACTAGGAATATCAGAAACTGTAAATGTTCCGTTATATCCACTATTTGCTGCACCAACAGGATTATCTGATGATGTTATATTTTTAATCGTAATCGTATCATTAACACTTAAATTATGTGGTTTTTCAACAGAAACTGTAACTTTTGTAGTTCCGCCATCATAACTTGCATCGTTGATATATTTAAGATTTCGATTGAAATCAAAATCACTTCTTGCCAAATCAGATGTTTGAGTAAAATCTCCATCAGTTCGAACACCTGTGTTGCTTGATTCTTGTATTATAAATCCAGTTTCTGGGTTCTTTGATTGTTGTGCTTCTTGTGGAATTGAGAATCTCAATTTGTAAATTTTATCATCTAAGTTTCGATTATCAGAAATTCTAGTTACGAAAGTTGGTTCAGATTTAGTTTCAGTTACACTTCCTAAGTTAGGGTAGATTGTATTTCCGTTTGCTGCTGAATTTACATTAATATACCAACCATTTGAATCAAATTGAACTGGATGTCCAACATCTCCAGAAGTTTTATCTGTAACTCGACTTAAAACTCGAAGATTAGAACCAAAATAAACTGATATTGCTACCCCAAGATCAGCATTTGCTTTTGAAGATGCTAATTTAAATGAATTCTGGTCTTCACGAATTGCAAAATAAACTACATCTTCTCCTATATTTTCTGGTAATTCTCCATCATCACTTCGAACAATAACTTTTTCACCAGTTATAAATTGGTGAGTTACTGCCCCTACTGTTGTGAATATGTTTGTAACTGGGGGATTTACCTGATATTCCTTTACACTTATAATATTTGGATCACCAACAGCATTAACCATATAAATTTCAGCTTCTCTGGTAGTTCCAGCAATATCTACAAATAGTTTATCGTTTAACTGTGCACCAATTCTAAATCCTTGAGTCAGTGCTGGTGGAGGTGTATCTGATGATGAAAATCCATTTAAATATAATTTTTCATCATTTCCAACAGCCTGAGTTACCGTTTTATCAATCGACAACCAATCAACGCTTTCTGTTGTTTGAATTATTGATTTGGGTGTAATTAAATGAGTTAAGAAAGATTTATCATCTTTTTCAAATGCATCTTTCTTAAATCCTTTTGAAACAAGAGAAAATTGTCCAAAGTTAGAGTTGGAGTTTGTAATTGAAGCATCACCACCACTCTCAGCATTAAAATGTTTATAATAACCAATCGCAAATACTGAAACGACTTGGAGAACTGCATCATTTGTGATACTAATATGACATGTTTCCCATTCAGATCGATATATTGCCTCAGAATCTAAATGATATACTTGTGATGGATTAGTTGATGATGAATTTTGAGATAAGTTACTAGTGGTCTCAGTTGGATCTAATTCTATTCCTTCATACTTAGCATTTTGTATATTATACTTTACAAATGCACGATCATCTTTTTGAAGTGATACACCAGTAAATTGTGCGACAACCATTGAACGGAAACCAGTTGCCTTTGATCCATCGGCGAGCATACCATTCATACCCCACACTGATCGCATGGATATATTGAAGATATATGGGGATGCACCTGATACAGTATCAGTTTCAATAGTAACAGTTGCACCTGTCACATTTGTTGCAGGAGTTTCTAATCCAGCATCAAAATTAGATAATGTATATGTAAATACTTTATCATTGGTTGAACTAATTGTAGAAACTTTAGTTGAGACATTATATGCAGATGGTGAAACATTTCGTATTTTAATTGGAGTTCCTACATCTAGACCATGTGGTTGTTGTGTTGTGACAGTTACTTCATTATCTGCAAATATACCATCACCCGCCTGACATTCGATTATTCTAATTGGATCAGATGCAAAAGCTCCAACAATTTCAAACTCTGGTCTTCTCTTTGCAAATCCTGTGGTGCTGGTTGGATATTTATCCTGTATATTTCTGGTAGATGCAGAATCATAAGCAACAGAGAGCTTATAATAATACATGTTTAAATCGTCTATACCTGTTCTGTCAACAATATTAACACCATCAGCATATTCAAAACAAGTTAATTTGTGGTGTGAGAATGTTGGTTTAGCTTGATCGGAACTATTAATATAAACAAGACTATTTTCATCTCCATCAAATATTGAGAACTGCCAGAAATAACAAGCACCAGTAATTCTGAATAGTGCTGAGTTTGGAGTGCTATCTAATGGATTTGGAACATATTTTGGTCTAATTTTTGTTTTTCTTAAATCTAAACCAACTACTGAAGTTCCTCTTGGAACAATAACTCCACCATTATAACTATTAAATTTATAAAGTACGTTATCTTCTTGTGTTAAATCAAAATTTGAGTCTAAAGTTAAATCAAAAACATTTGCATCAACCTCTGCACCACCTGATGTCAATGCTTTTACACCACCACTGGTGAGGATTCCAAAACCAGGTCTATTATCAAGTAAATGTTCTCCTGGCATCAAAAGAACTGTGGTTTTTTCAGTTATATCATTATTATTTCCTATATTATAGGAAAATCTTGCTGCTTCGATTAATGCTCTTTGTAGAGTCTTGAATGGTCTTGTCTGTGAATTACCTTGATTGGTTATACTATCCGATGCATCCAAATCACTTGGACTCACATAAAGAATACGACCTTCTACATTTTTAAGAAAATTATCTAACTTATTCAGTGGCATGACACAATAATTCTACTATGATTCTATGTTCTATTTAGTTAGTCAGAAATTGATATAATTTCATGAGTAAGGAGTTGCACCTAAAATACTTGTATCCCATTGTGCTTTTAATTCTGTTGTATTTGCAGCAGTAGTAATTCCAGCAGCAGCTGGTGCATCTCTTAGTGCTTGTTTATTTGCCACAATTGTGGTTATACCTGCACTTGTTTCTTGTGCTTTTTGAAATTCAACATCAAGTTCTGCAAGTTTTGGTGATCTTGCATTTCTGATATTTGTTTTATGAATTTCTCTGGCTTTCGCCATG